ATGCAGTGGTTGGCATGGCTACAGGCGAAACAAAAACCATTACCCTTGATGCCGATGATGCATATGGGCAAGTAAACCCAGAAGCGTTCCAGAACGTACCAAAGACACAATTTGATGATGATTTTGTTTTTGAGGTCGGTGGTGCGGTTATGGGTCAAGGCCCACAAGGTCCATTTAGGGCGACTATCACCGAAGTTCAAGATGAGGCAGTCGTGCTTGATTTTAATCATCCGCTGGCCGGCAAGGAGCTTACTTTTGAAGTTGAACTTGTTGAAGTAGAAGAATAAAAGATATTGACTATTAGCGATTCTTGTGTTAAATTATGTTTGAGGACATATGAACAAGAAAGAAGCGATAAAGATTTTAGATGAAACGCTTGGTAACCACATCGACAAAGGACACGAGTTTCTTTACACGTGTCCGGCATGTGGTCACCACAAGCGTAAATTCTCTATTAACTTCGATAAAAATGTTTTTAAGTGTTGGATTTGTGATTATAGGGGTCGTAATATTAGGCGCGTTATTCGCCGTTTTGGTTCTTATCTACAATTACAAAAATGGGACTCAACTTGGGGTCGTGCAGACCTGGAAAGATTTGCTGACCTTTTTGATGACATACAGCCTGAAAGAGGGGACCAAAAGGTACCTCTACCGGAAGAATTTGTAAGCTTATCTTCGAATAAACTACCAGCTACCGGTCGCTATGCTATGAAATATCTTGATTCTAGAGGGATCACAAAGGCCGATATTCTTAAATGGAAGATCGGTTTTTGTTTTGAAGGTGAATTTCGCAATCGAATCATTATACCGTCATTCGACGAAGATGGCGATTGTAGCTACTTTATCGCTAGATCCTATACTGGTGATAGCTATAAGTATAAAAATCCAAGAGCGTCGAAAGATATAGTGTTTAACGACCTATTTATCGACTGGAGTGATGACCTAGTATTGGTCGAAGGAGTTTTTGATGCACTTGTCGCCGGAAATGCTGTTCCTATATTGGGTTCAACCTTACGGCCCGGGTCCGACTTATTACGAAAGATTGTACGGAACGACACGCCAATCTACATCGCACTCGATCCCGACGCCGCAAAGAAAGAAAGACGGATTATTGAAATGTTGCTTCGCTATGATATCGAACTTTATAAAGTCGATGTCGAGGGGTACGAGGACGTAGGTTCCATGCCTAAGCAGGTTTTTATCGAAAGGAAGAAAAACGCATCGTTTATCGACAGGGAGAATTATCTGTTGTTGAATATGCTGTCCGCCATATAGGAGTTATGATGAGCAAAAAAATCAAAGGCTACATTAACAATGTCTTGCGAGAAAAAAGAGAAGAGTTTAGTGGTAAAGCGGTTTGTCCGTTTGCTGGCCCTGAGCTTGACGCCAATAAGTTAATGATGGCTGAAGTTGGCGAAAAGAACTTGATAGAATTAATCCAAGAGTTTAAGGAGTCCGGTTACGAAAGCGCCCTGCTAACAATAAAAGAAAATGTACCAGCAGAGCAAACAAAAAAGTTTCAAGTGTTTGTAAATAAACTACTGAAACAAGAGGGAATGCCAAACCACAAGAGTATCTGTTTTAATCCAAATGATCAAGTATCAGCCGAAGGTTATAACCCCAGAGCCCGGGCCCCACACTTCATGGTAAACATTGCACATAGAAAAGTTTTATCAGAAGCAAATAAGTCACTCAAGAAAACAAGCTACTACGACAAGCTGCCGGATGATTACTTAAACTTTCTTGAGATTAGAAAGAAGCAAAAAATATAATCACTATTTCCCTTTATTAAAACACACAACTATTTATAGGCAGCAACATAGGTATTATAATGTCAAAAAAACATCTGGAAGAACAAAAGCTATTAATTGAAAACTTTAACAAGTGGATTAAGGAAGCTGAAGAGTCTACCGAAGAACTGGAAACCCTCTCTGAAGAACAACTCAATGAAATAATTGGTGTCGCTTTAATCGGAAAACTCTTGGGTGCAATTTGGTCTGCTCTTTCTTTCTATGATGATTTGACTGATGTTAACAAGCAAATTCAAAAAAGAAAAGATGTACCTGATGAACTTAAAAAACTCAGCCAAGAAGCAACTGATAGTCTTGGCGCCCTTAAAGAAAGAACTGGTATAGTTGGCAAAATGGCCACAGTCTATGGGCACGATTTGAACCCTGTGGCCGTTAAACAGAATGTTGCAATGGCAGTATTGAAAAGGTTGCTTGGAAGCTCTGGCTCTGAAGAAGAAGAAGCCGCCCCGCCAGAGCAAAGCAAAGATCAACAATTGAACAGTTTTTATAAAGATATGGGAATCGAGGAGAACGACAGTGAGTAAATCACACTATGCACAACAGAAGTTATTAATTGAAAACTTCAACAAATGGATTAGCGAAGAGAAATGCGGGGAAGAAGAGATCGACGAAACCGCTGGCCACTATATGGAAGCGGAGCCAATCGAAGAAGATATTGGTGTCGGCACTCTTGTACTTACGATACAGACTATTCGTACAATTGCAAATGCTATGCAAACTATTGTACGCTCCGAGAGGGGCCGAAAGGCAATTAGCAGCATTCCCCGGTACGGCCCAGAAATTTTAGATGCATTGGATAAATATGGCGATGAATTCTCGCAGTGGTTCCAAACTAAATCAGAAGAAATTAAAAGCAAACACCCCATTTTCTATAGGCTTGTTTACTATCCTTATCTAATGATTGGTTATGTAGCGGACTTTACTGACATGGCGGCATTGGAGTTGACTAATTATGGCGCGAAATATATTAAAGCAAAACAAACGGACAAAGCCACCGATGAAAAAGAAAAAGCGGAATTAGAGAGAGCTAAAAAAGAACGGATAGGTGCTCTCCAGTCCGCCGAACAGGTTAGAGACAACTTGCTAAAAGATATTGATAGAACACAGGACGCCTTGGATATGGAAACACCCGACGATGTGAAAAGAATTAGAGTTAGTGATCCCTCATCTACCGCAGTCGGGGTACCGACAAGAAGCAGGGCGAAAAAATTCAAGTTTGAGCCTGGCAAAAAATGATGAAGATTAGCGAAGCTAAATTAAAGAGTATTATTCGCGAAGAAATTGAACTTCGTGTTATAAAACAGACTATTACCGAGGTTGTCACAGAGATGCAACTTGGAATGTCTCCAGAGCAACAACTTCTTTTTGAGGAAACTGTATTAGATGCACTTAAATCAGCATCTAAGAAATACGGTAAACCATTAGCACTCTTGGCTCTGTTGGCTTTTGGTGGCGAAGTCGCAAATAACTTACAGATAGCACAAGGGGTGGGTGTCACACCTGCTGCCGCTGAACAAATCGGCAATGCGGTCGAAGCCAGTCGTACAATGTCAGACGCCAGAGCAGACTTTTTAAAGAATTCTATTGAGGCCAGCGGCCGTGAAGGTGAAATACCTGCAGACCTAGAAAAAGGTGTCGGTGCTGACGATGCGAAAGATATTGCAATGGATCGTCTTGAAGCCGAGTTTGCTTCCAAGGGTAATATCGAAAGCACCGGACAAGCACAGCAAACTGCTAGCGGCGCACGGTATATCGCATATATTCCATACGATAGCTTACCCGATGGATTTAAAGACACATTTACTCAAGGTGCTGAAAAAGAAGATTTGAAGAAATATTATCAAACAATGGAAATACAAGACTTAGCCGATTTAGTCAGAGACTTTAACAAGTGGGGTTCCGAAGGCCATGGCAACTTTTACAATTCAGAATCAACCGGAACTCAACTCCTGCCTTCATCTTGGTCAATTGCTTACAAAGCTTTGCAAGATAAAACAGCCGAGCGAGGAGCTAAGGGCAAAAATACTTTCAAGGAAACACTTGACAGCGCCACCGTGTAGTGATATAGTATAACTATTAGAGGGGCCCATATGTATGACTTTAGTGCCCTCTTTTGGATAATGTTGAACTAGGAGAGTTTGTGAGCATTAAAATCGCGCACGTATCAGATATTCACGTGCGAAAGTTAAAATATCATAAAGAGTATCGAGCAGTATTTGAGCAACTTTATGAAAAGTTGAGAGAAGAAAAGCCGGATATTATTGTAAACACTGGCGACACTTTTCACACTAAACTTGATTTGAGCCCCGAGGCCATCAAGATGATGAGTGATTTGTTTGTTGGTCTGGCAGATATCGCGCCCTATCATATGATTTTAGGTAACCACGATATGAACCTGAAGAATAGCAGTCGTCTAGATGCTATTTCACCCATTGTGGATTATCTAGAACATCCCAATATTCACTTCCACAAGCATGCTTCGGTGGTAGAGGTAGCAGACGGCATTGATTTACACGTTCTATCTATTGTTGATCCTGACAACTGGAAGAAGGACTTGCCAGAAGATCGTGTTAACATTGCTTTGTATCATGGCTCGGTTGTTGGCTCGGTCACAGACACTGGCTGGATGATGACACACGGCGACATTTCTCTTGATGAGCTTGAGAAATATGATTATGCACTGCTCGGAGACATTCACAAGACAGATCAGAAAGTAGATACTGATGGCAGAGCCAAATACCCCGGCTCCCTTGTGCAGCAAAACCACGGTGAGTCAAACGATAAGGGCTACCTTATGTGGGACATCCAAGACAAGAATACATGGAATACAAGACATGTATCACTTGTTAACCCAAAGCCTTTTATCACTATTGAGCTTACTCGCAAAGGCCGAATGCCAAAGAATATTTCTATTCCGCTCGGCGCGCGCTTGCGTCTCGTTAGTAACAATAATCTGCCGCTGGATATAATGCGTCGAGCAGTAGACATCGCAAAACACAGGTTCAAGCCAGAAAGTATATCTTTCCTTAATCGTGCTTCCGGCGAACGCGGCTCCGTTGAAGGCTTAGCCGACGACCTTAAGACTGAGAACCTGCGCGACATTAGTGTGCAGGAAGAGCTAATGGACGAATACCTTGTTGATTTCCAAGTTCCACAAGAAACTATGGAAAAAGTCTACGAACTTAATAAGAAGTACAACAAAATTGTTGAAGACAACGAGGACATCTCCAGAAACGTCAATTGGAAACTGACTAACTTTGAGTTTGACAATCTGTTTAACTACGGAGAAGATAACAGTGTCAACTTCCACGAACTTAGTGGTATTGTTGGCATCTTTGGTAAAAACTATTCTGGTAAAAGTTCTATCGTGGATGGTGTACTATGGACTCTTTTTAATTCAACTTCGAAAAATGAACGCAAAAATCTTAACGTTATTAATCAAAACAAAGAATACTGCCGCGGCAAGGTAGAAATTCAAATCGGCGATCGTACATTTACAGTTGAAAGAGTCGCAAAGAAATATACCAAGCGACTCAAAGGTGAAGAAACCCAAGAAGCTAAAACAGATCTAAACTTTGAGATGTTCGATCCTGTGATGGGAGAAACAATCTCACTGAATGGCACAACCAGAACCCAAACTGATGCCAACATTCGTAAGCAATTTGGAACGCTGGAAGACTTCTCAGTATCGTCACTGTCCTCACAACATGGCGCATTAGCGTTCATTGATGAAGGTTCGACACGACGTAAAGAAATCATAGCTAAGTTCTTGGATCTAGAGTTGTTTGAGCAAAAGTTCAGACTAGCCAAAGAAGACTCCGTTGATCTCAAGGGCGCCCTGAAAAGATTAGCTACCAAGAACTACGAAGAGGACATTCAAGAAACGGCGGAAACTCTTGATAACACTAGGGTGGAATTACAAGAGCAGAGAAACAAATGCGAAGGGTTGAAGAGCAATCTAGAAGCGTTGTCGACCAATTGTTCAGAGATACAAAATAAGATTGACTCGATTCCAGCCGAGATTATTGATATTGTCAATATCACAAAGCAGATACGTCACAAGGAAAACCAGGTGACATCTTTGCAGCTAAAGGTCGGAGAGGATGAAGATGCACTCAAGATAAAGCAAGGTCTTTACGAAAGAGTGTTGGAGTTTATTGGAAACTTTGAACTGGATGAATACCAGAAAATCAAACGAGAAATAGATAACAAAAAGCAGAATTTAAACAAGCACGAAGTCGAGGTTGACAATCTCAGCAACGAACATGAAGATATTATCAAGAAAGAAAAATTACTGGATAAGATCCCTTGTGGTACATCGTTTCCAACTTGTCGGTTTATTAGAGATGCCCACGTAGCAGTTGCGAATAAAACATCCGTAGAAGAAGAACAGAGCAGGATTCTAAGTTTAATTACTGACACACAACAACAGATTGACCTGCTTGATCCTGCGCAGGTAGAGGCTGAGCTTGACAGATTCGACAAGATGAGAGAAAGCAAGAATGTTGTGTCGGCTGCTATAGCTGATTTAAATCTAGAGATAGAGAGAAACAAGAATACAATCTTGACTGTTAAGAATGATTTGACTGAACTGATTACGAAGCGAGATGAGTATGAACAAAACAAGGAAGCGATTGAGAATCTTGAGGTGCTGGTCACTGAACTAAATAAGTGCCACTATTCTATCGAACAAACAAAGGGCAGCATCGAGACTTGTGATACATCCACCCTACAGCTAGTAAAGGCGCTTGGTTCACAAGAACAAAAGCTAGAAAACTTGCGAGACCAAAAGCAAGAGTATCATGACCTACAAACTGAATTCGCTGCATACGACTTATTTATGCAGTGTATGCACCCCAACGGCATCGCTTACGACGTTATCAAGAAGAAGATACCTGTTATCAACTCTGAGATTGCCAAGGTGTTGGCAAACATCGTAGACTTCGAAGTCTTTTTTGAAGCTACTGGAAATAAATTTGATATCTCAATCAAGCACCCTCAATACGACGAGAGACCAATTGAGATGGCTTCCGGCGCAGAGAAATCATTGTCCGCAATGGCCATTCGATTAGCGTTGCTTGGAGTATCTTCCTTGCCCACCGGTGACTTATTCATTCTTGACGAACCTGGGACGGCTTTGGATGAAGACAATATGTCGGGCTTTATTCAGATTTTAGAACTAATTAAGGTATATTTCAAGAATGTCTTGTTGATCTCGCACCTTGATTCTCTTAAGGATTGTGTTGACATGCAAATTGTTATAGATAAAAAAGCAGGATATGCAAAGGTAAACCAATAATGAAAATTACAAAATCAGAACTCAAGCAAATTATTAAAGAAGAATTGACCAACACAATTGGCCAAGAACAACAGATTGACGAGATTATGCCGGCAGTATCTTCGCGACTGATGCCCCTTATCATGACAGCACTAAAAGACCCAGAAGTTCAAAAAATGCTAATTGACATGTTAATGCCAATGATTAAACAAGCGACGGGCCACATCGAGCGCATCCCGACAGACACAGATGGCTTGTCGAAGTAGGATAACCAATAGGAAATAACAATGTCAGACGAAAAAGAAGATAAAAACGAATTTGATTTTCTGCCTCCCGCAGAACCACCTCCCGCGTTTGCGCAGGAGAAAGACAGTTACCACGAACAGGTAGATGCAGAAGACTTCGGTATGGTTGAGGACTTCGGATTACAGATGGAGTACTCCGATGAAGACTTGCTCCCAGAGAACACCGCGCCTTCTTCCCTGAACGTTGGTTTTGTTGGTGTCGGCGGTGGAGGCAATAAAATGGCGAATGCGTTTATTGAATTAGGTTTCAACAAAACGCTACTCGTAAATTCAACAGGTAAAGACATTCCGAAGAATGTAGAAGAGGATCACGTTGTCCTCATCCCCGATTCAGACGGGATTGGAAAAAACGTAGACTATGGAAAAGAGGTTTTAAGTCAAAATGGCGCGATTGTTGAAGATGCCCTGCGTATCAAGCTCGGTAAAGTTGATTGGCTATTCGTCCTTGCTGGCGGTGGCGGCGGTACCGGTAGTAGTGTTACCGCTTTGCACCCTGTCTTTGAGCGCTACATGCGCTCTGTGCAGTCGAGTGGCAAGGTCGTTTACATAGTTTCGTGGCCGACAGCACAAGAGAACCTCAACCCCACAATCGCTCGCAATGCGTTAACGCTGGCTAATGATGTAGCTAAGCACCCGCACATCATCTTAGATAATGAACGAGCCACACGCTTATTGCGCGGCCGAATCGGTATGCTTGGTATGTACCCTGTCGCCAACACACAATTTGCTAAGTCATTAGCCCAAGTGTTAAAACTCTCCACTGAGGATTCACCGATCCAATCTTTCGATAGCAAGGATTTGGAAACATGTTTGGTTAATGACGGTCGCGCTTTTATGGGCTCGACTATGATAAAGGACCCAAATACTGCTAAGCTTGGATCGGTGATTCTCCATAATTGTATGAATCGTTCTGCGTGCCCTCCACCGAAAGGTAAGGCGGCCGCAGGCTCGTTAGTGCTGGTTGTGTCAGAGGAGATGGTGGCTGACCCTAAAGTCAGCAAGAATATTGAGTCGGCAATCGCTTATGTCGGCGGCCGATGCGAGACACTTTTCTCTGGCGTTTATGTCAGAAAGAATGTGCCTGGATTGATTGCGATACTAAGTATGAATGGATTAGCAACATGAAAAAACTATTTGAAAATTGGCGAAAGAATTTGGTAGAATATGGATCAGATCAGGATGGGCAAGCTAATGCTTATGATCATTATTACGATATTAAAAAAGCCATCGCCGATGCTCTAACAGAGCAGGGCAATGATTGGGCTCTTGATGAGCCAGAATGGGAGGAAATTTTAATTCCATCTGGCGGAAGTGAGCAAGACCATGATAGGTTTGTTCAAGAACTCCAAGCATTTATGCAAACTATGCAACTTGGAAATATAGAAGATTTGGGTGTCTCAATTGAGTCATACTGATATGAATGGATTAGCGACATAGGAGATTATGATGAAGAAACTATTTGAAAATTGGCGAAAAAACCTTAACGAAGCAGCATACGAACCCGGCCGTGCTGTTAGTGGCATTGATCAAGAAATTGAAAGAGAAGATGCGTTGAGTTATCAACATGTGAGAGATGCTTTTAAGTCTGATCTACAGGACGTTGGTATGGATTGGTTAATGGACGATCCTAATGAAGATATGTACTCGGTACTCGATCAACTGCAAAGGAACTCTGATAACCCAGACGAATTTGTAGACAATATAAAACAGTGGTTGAACAATCAAGATCCCGCGCAAATCGGTTATACGAATCTGGGAGATGATGTATTGAATGAAGGTATCGAAAACATTACTCCCGAGAACATTCAGATAGCTGCCGATGCTTTAAGGCAAGTTGCTACTAACTTTGCACCAGCTATAATCATTCCAGCAATCATGATGATATATCAAGAGTACAAAGATAAAAAGAAGGCAGACAAATGAATTGGATTAAATCACTTTGGGATAAGCTTGTAAACAGTACATCAACTTCGCCAACCATTGTGTTGGTGGAAGAGGTTGAAGAAGAGCCAACCGAAGAAAAGCATGAATCTGTTGAAGAATTGCTGAAACAAATTCTTTTGGAGGGCCGCGTCAGCGAGGCCACTATAGATAGCCTCGATATATTAAATCTTTTCAAAGAGTGGTATGAAGGTATTCCTGATGAAGAAGAGATCAGAGCAAGCATTCAAGATTTTAAAGAAGCTATGGGCGGCGCGATTAACGCGAAATTAAATAAAATAAAATGAATATTACCAAAAAAGAAATACAACAAATTATTAAAGAAGAGTACGAAATAGTTCGGCTTGAGCAATTAATGTTTAAGGAACAGGCTCGTATTGACAAACTTCACCAAGAAATGCAACTTGAAGTCTTATCAGAAGGCTGGAAAGAAGAATTGCCGCATATTGGACTAGATGTACTTGGTCTGGTGCCCGGTTTTGGAGAAGCGGCCGATCTAACAAATGCTGGTCTTTATGCTAAAAAAGGCGAGTACCTCATGGCAGCCCTCTCAGTTATTTCTATGATTCCAGCCGTTGGTGACGCAATCGGTAAAAGCGGCAAAATTGGTATGTATATGAGTAAATTCGGAGCAAAAGGCGGCACTAAAGCCGGCGGCGCCATGGCTAAATTATTGTCTAAGCATATGCCTAAAATTAACAAGATATTAAGCTCTCTTAAATCTAATAAACTTATTGGAAAGTATGTTGATGATATGGCCAAAGCAGTAACAAAATATGCTGATGATATAGGCACGAAAGCTGCGGATGAAATATTGCCTCAACTGCAAAAAGCGATTGGGGTAGCTCCAGCATCGAAAGTTAGCAAAAATAAGTATATGGCAATTGCCCAAAAGGCTAACACCAAACGGGTAACGAGACAGAATAGACAGGCGATTGCTCAGAATTTATCTGGTGGAGAAGGTGAAGGTGGTGAACAAACACCCGCCGCAGCGCCCGCGCCGGCGCCCGCTGCAGCGCAAGCGGCAGCGCCAACATCTACCACTCCTGCACAGCAACAGAGCCGGAAACCAACACCCGCAGATGATGAAGAAATAAAAAACGCAGCGGACGATATACTGAAACAGGCTGCCAAACGTCAAAAAATTGCAGAAGATAAAAAAATGGATGTCATCAATAAGATACTGTCGGCTATTGAGCAGTTTGGTAACGATCCAGAAGTAATAGATGTTTTAGGTACGGACGGCCTGTCTGGTGCCCTAGAAGCGATCAAAGATAAGATTCTTAGTAACCAAGATACTGGAGAAGACAATGATAGTAGTCTGGCTTCAGTTATGGAAAAAGAACTTACCAAGCCCGAGAAGAAAGAAAAAGAAAAGATTGTCAAAGGCATGAAGAAGGATAAGAAGGGTTTTAAACAAAGATATGGCGACGATGCAGAATCAGTTATGTATGCAACTGCAACTAAATTAGCCAAAGAGAAGAAGTGAGGAATTGATGGTGGCAAAAGCAACAGCATTTATGGATACTTGGTTAGCTAAGCTTACCTCTCGTAAATTGATGGTGTGGCTTACGGCAACCGGGCTCACCCTTGCTGGTCACGTAACCAGCGAAGACTGGGTAATTATTTCAGCAATCTATATCGGAGGCCAAACTGTTATTGATGGTATCGCTAGATTGCGAGGTTTCAATGACTAAAAAAGCTGTACTTGAGTTTGTGTTGAAAAATTGGAAAGTGTTGCTAATCGTAGCACTACTTATCGTCGTCGCAATGAAAAGCCACAGTGACTACAAGCTAATGCAAGAGGCATACGAAACCCAAGCAGATTCGCATCAGGCACAGATCGATGGATTAAAAGAGATCCATAAGCAAGAGATTCGCAAGAAGCAAAGATTAATGGAAGAGCACATGCAGTCGATTGCGGCTATTGAAGAAGAATATGAGAGTGCCCTTGAGATGATTCAACAGTTAAGAGAAGACAAGAAAGGCGAATATAGAAACAAGTTCAATAGCGATCGAGAGCAACTAATTAAAGATATAGAAGAGAAATTTGGTATCGAATATGCTCCTTAAGTTTTTGCTAATGTTAACAATGACGGCTAACGCTACCGAGCCAGCAAAATTTACTGTACTAGAATATAAAACTCCTGCCCCTTTTGCTGGTGTCTTGTTTGATGAGAAAGCAATCGCCAAGATGATGGCTGATTTTGATATTTACAAGTACTCTTGCGATATAAAGACTGAATACCAATTAAAAATTCAGCGAGAGGAATATGATTTTAAGTTGGAAAATATGAGAATTGAGCATGAAGCTTTAACAAAAGAATACGATTTGTTTATAATGCAAAAAGATAAAGAAATTGACGCCTTAGCCAATGCTCTAAAAAAAACTTCACCCCGCTACAAATGGTTGTATTTTGCTGGTGGGATCCTCATTGGTACTGCAGGCTCATACGGCGTATATAAGGCTATAAAATGAATGAAAAAGATCCTAACCAAATAGCTGCAATTGAAAAAGCAATTGCAGAGAAGTATGGCAAGGAGACAATTGAAAACCCTCGTTCAAAATGGAACGAAGAAAAAGAAAAAGAATACCTTGAGCAAATGCAAGACTTATATTCTAAACAGAAGAAAAATGATGACTCGAAAGAGAAAATAGAGATAAATGGTATAAAGGTATCAAAAAAACTACTTAATAGAGAACAATTACGCTCCTGCCCAGTATGTGGTAGGTTTCCTAAAAAATCTTTGGATGACGTCTGTCTATTAAAATTTGATTGTTGCGGTCATTGCTACATTCAATATGTTGATGGCAGAGAACAAAGATGGGAAAATGGTTGGCGCCCAAACGATAATAAAGGAAATAAATAATGGCTACAGTATACGAAATCGTTCAGGGTTTATCCCAAGCAGCAGCAAACGCTTATGATGGTGCACTTGATGAAAGTGGCGAACCGCTTTTGGTTGGTTTGCAAAGAGAAGAGGGAGATCCTATTCTTGATAAAAGAGTGATGGACGGCTTTAATATAAAGTTTTACGGCAATATGATGTGCCTGTCCTACATGTCAGAAGTTACTTTGAAAGAAGTATATGCAAATGACTTTGAGACTAGAATGGAAGAGCAGATCGCTGAGATTGTAAAGTTTCTCAAGAAGGAATATCGTAAGATTCGCAAGGAGTCGGTCACCCTCACGGCAGATGGAGAGATTGATGTTAGAGTCGAGAACTCCACCAGAGTACGCTCTTGGGTAACCGCCAAAATGCATTACAAGGTTGGCGGCTTGAACGAAGAGAATGCTGTAGCCGCAGAACAAGATACTAAACCAGAAGATTCTTTTAGAAAGTTTATCGATCAAGGTGGCTGGGACGGCGCCGGTGGTAAGCGCCCACAAAACGATACTAGGAAGAAGGAATCGTAAGATGAAAATTACTGCTGATAGATTAAAACAAATCATTATTGAGGAATACCTCAAAGAAGAAATGTTCGACGAAAGCCAAGCAGCAGAAGACTTGCTGAGACAACTCATCGGTGATGAGGAATATGAAAGGCGTAGAGCATTAGATAATCCTGACTCCCGTGGTGGAGACACCGCTCCTATGGATAATCCGAACAAAGCAGCTAAGACGATGGCTATCGATATGGATACTAAAGCAGATGACATAGAGGCAGTCTCCGGCGCCGGATTAGAAGATCGACTTACGGATCTTATCCAAGGCATGCCTCCAGAAGAAGTAGCTGATTTGTTTCAAGCAGTGTTCGCCAAGATTCCGGGTGTTGAAATGAGCAGCCCAGAAGAAGAGCCGCAATCACTCTATTCGCCCGGCGCCGAAGGCCGGCCACAAGCAGGCTTTAAATTACAAGAATTACAAGAACTTATTCGTAGAGTATTCAAGGATGTATGAGTTTCCAACTGGACAAAAAACAACAAATCAAAGAAATTGTAAAGTGTGGTAAAGATCCTGCTTATTTCTTAAATAATTATGCAAGAATCTCACATCCGCTTCATGGTCTGATTCTGTTTAATACCTACGATTTTCAAGATGATCTACTAAAAGATTTTAACGATTATAGATTTAACGTTATCCTCAAAGCCAGGCAGCTAGGCATTTCAACTGTTACTGCCGGATATATTACTTGGATGATGTTATTTCACCGAGACAAAGCCATTCTTGTAATGGCCACTAAATTTGCAACAGCGGGTAACTTGGTTAAGAAAGTCAAGAACATTATGAGAAATGTTCCAGACTGGCTAAAGATTGCCACTATCTCTGTAGACAACCGCACATCGTTCGAATTGTCCAATGGTTCTTCAATTAAAGCTGCCTCAACTTCTGGTGATGCTGGTCGTTCTGAGGCACTGTCGCTGCTTGTGCTTGATGAGGCTGCACACATTGAGGGTCTCGATGAGTTGTGGACTGGTCTGTATCCCACACTGTCCACCGGTGGGCGGTGCATTGCACTGTCGACCCCAAATGGTGTTGGTAACTGGTTTCACAAGACCTGTGCTGATGCGGAGACTAAGACAAACAACTTCAACTTAACTACGTTGCCATGGGACGTACACCCAGACCGCGGCGCCGA